AAAAAACCATGAAAAAAGAAGTCGTGATTAAAATTACTTTGACCGATGATAACATTACTCTTGATGGTCAGAACTTTCAAGAACTGACCGAGAACGACATTATTGATAGTATCAAGGTGATTGTCACTCTTGCCAAGACTATGAATCTTATATGGGAAGGAGACTCAACAGATGGAAATGCGTAAATTCATCATTGAGATACACCCCGACGGGTCGTTGACGTGCTGCGAGTACGAGGACCCAAAGGACGCGGCCAGAGCCGCAAATAATCGTGCATGGTTGGAAGGTTACCGGCAAGCGCTTATTCATTGCGACGATAAAATAAGTACCCTTGAAACATTTAAGGGCTCTTGTTTGTCGGCAGATCTTGAGTATCAGGGTGCCGTTAAAGTACGCGATCATATGAGCGCTTTCTATAATAAGTTATACAATAAGTATCATTTTTGAAAAGAAAGGTGAAAAAACCATGAAAAAAGAAGTCGTGATTAAAATTACTTTAACCGATGATGACATCGCTTTGTATGGTGAGAATACACAAGACCTGACCGAAGATGACATCATTGACATCTTCAAGATGCTAGGCAGTCTCGGTAAGACCTCAAGTATTTTACAGGAAGGAGACCCCCGATGTAAGTGCCCTGACTGCGGGTGTTGTTGCGATTATGGCTCTGCATGCTGCGAAATGAAAGGTCCCAATATAGATCATCCCGGAGGATGCAAAAAAAAATGTAAGTCGAAACGGCCGCGGGCCGTCTACCGGGACCGCCCGCCCGGTATTGATAATGACAGGGCACATATTGAAAGGAGTTTTGTATTATGTCCGAAGCGATGATGAAGTCCGAAAACAATGGTGCAATGATGGTATCCGATGTGATGAACACCGGCGTCGGGTATACCGACATGAATCTTTCTGACCGTTCTGCCGCGGTTGCATTCTACAATGCCACGAGCAACCCCGCCAACAAGTTGAAGGAGCATGTCAACGAGGTTCTGTCGCTGGTTCATGTCTCTGTGGAGTGCGTGGAGGTCAGCAAGGACGACGTCCCCGAGGGCAAAACGATTGCACCGCGTGTCGTCCTCATTACCGAGGACGGGCAGTCGTATTCCTGCGTCTCCGTCGGCGTGTATCAGTCTCTGAAGCGTATGTTTACGCTGCTCGGAACCCCTGACACATGGACGGAGCCGGTGAAGATCAAGCCTGTTCTTATCAGCACCAAAAAAGGTCAGGTTTTGTCTTTGAATCTGGTTTAATCTAACCAATGGCCGCCGCACATGCGGCGGCCTTATTTATTATAGGAGACCACATGAAAAGTAAAGATAATAGAGTATCCTTGCTGAATTGCGATGACTCCATGATATATCTTGCATCTGCCATTGTATACAGTGGAGTCACAAATAAAGATGTTAATTTTTTCCGTTCTGAATGGGCCAAAATCATTTTTAACGGTCTTGGCATTGAAGCGGACCCCCTCGACTGGTATTATATGATTATGAATAGAAAGGAGCGGAAGAAGCATGGCAGCAGGCGCAGCTAAAGCAAGAGCAACCCTTAAATACAGTCCAGAGCTATACACCCCGTACGCTTTGGAGTCGTGGCCCGATAGTCAGATGCGCAAAGAATACACTCGATTGCGTGACATTGCGCAGAAACGTATTAAGCGCTTATCAAAAGACCCCATCAGCGGCACCAGCGACATTTATAAAGAATTTGCCGGGGGGTTCCCAACTCTAAAGGCAATGCGCGGAGACCGTAAAGCATTGGAGCAGGCCCTAGCGGATGTAGCGCGTTTTGTGCGCTCCAAAGGCTCCACCGTTGGCGGTGCGCGTGCCGAATTTGAGCACAAAATGAAAGTCGGTGGTATTGACATAGCAGACGTGCCCAAAGATCAATACACGGCCCTATCGGAATGGTGGGAGATCGTTAAAGCGTCGGGCGTGTACTACTATCCGTCTGACCAGCCGGTCATGTACTGGCGCGAGAAAGGCGGCTACAACGTCAGTATTGACGATTTTGTAAAGTGGCAGCAAGGTGAGGTCAACTATGGCACAGAGTGGGACTATAGCGAGGGGAGCAGCTCTGCCGACCTGCGCGGAGGTTTTGGTGGAGGCTTGTAATTACAATCCGGTTCCCTGGCTCATGGAGCACCTGGACAGAAAGCACACTAAAGGCAAGAAGCGCAAAACAAACAAAAAACGATTGTATGTGGATATGCCTTGTGCATTTGATATTGAGACTAGCCGAGTATGTATTGACGCCGACGACAACCCCCACACCATTATGTATATATGGCAATGTCAACTTGGTTTGGATATTACCATAATCGGCAGGACGTGGGATGAGTGGTTAAATTTTACAGGTGCAATCAGCGATTACTTGCAAGCCAACAGCGGCCCTCAAGGTGACTGGTATCTGTGCATGTACGTCCATAATCTCGCCCATGAATTCCAATATTTGTCGGGTGTTCTGGATTTCGGCCCGGGCGATGTGTTCGCCAGCAAGCCCCGCAGGGTTTTAAAATGCGACAACCGAGCTATCGAGTACCGATGCAGTATGCGCCACAGCAATTTGTCTCTTGATGCTTGGGGCAAGCAGCTGGGGGCTCCTCATGCTAAATTGACGGGTGCTCTTGACTATTCAAAAGTGCGGTATCCATGGACTCCCCTGACATCTACAGAATTAGCGTATTGTATCAACGATGTTCGGTGTATTGTAGAGTGCTTGTTAATTGAGATGAAGCGAGACGGCGACGACCTGTATACGTTGCCATTAACGCGCACCGGATATGTCAGACGAATGGCCCGCGAAGCAATGTATAAATGGGGCATTAAAAAAGCCAAGCGCCTATTGCCATCATGGGACTTATACCAGATGTTGCGGGAGGCATTCCGAGGTGGTGACACGCACGCCAACCGCTATTATGTGGGTCTGCACCTAGAAAACGTCGGATCCGTGGATATGTCGAGCGCATACCCCGCAGTGCAATGCGAATGTTATTTCCCAATGACTCCATTTAGGCAGGAGCCAGCCACCGTTGAGCGGCTAATGCAATGTATGAGACACGGCAAAGCGTGCTTGATGCGCTTGCAAGTAAAAGGCTTGCGCCAGCGCTTTAAGTGGTGGGGATTTCCCTATATCCCCCTTGCGAAGGTTCGGCACTGTGAAGGATACATAAACGACAATGGCCGTTTGCTGTCTGCCGATCATTTTGAAATCACCATTACAGATATAGATTTTAGAATCATTGCCAAAGAATATGAGTGGGACGCTCTCAACGTCTTGGACCTTTATACTTCTGATTATGGCAAACTGCCGAAGCCCTTAACAGATTGCATTAAAGAGAGTTACACCGGCAAAACATCCCTTAAAGGCGTAGCCGGTCAGAATTTGTATTATGTTAAAGCAAAGAATGATCTTAACAGCTATTACGGTATGACCGCACAAGACCCCCTGCAGCTGGACACACTTTTTGACGAGGACGATCCCGACAATCTCTGGAGCGAATGCACCGACGACCCAGAGGGCAGTTATAACGATCACCGCCCCCATCTGTTTTTGCCCTACCAATGGGGCGTATGGACCACGGTCCACACGCGCAAGCGCCTAAAAATAGCGCAATGGGCCGCGGGCAAGAATGGCGTGTACTGCGATACAGACAGTGTAAAATACATGGGCAATATTGATTTAACGGAGTTCAACAAAGCTGTAAAGCAGCTCGCAAAAGATAACGGCGCATGTGCCACTGACCCAAAAGGCAACACTCATTATATGGGCGTCTATGAGCAGGAGCGCAGCTATGCGGAGTTTATGACGTGGGGCGCAAAAAAATACGCAACTACCTATAAAAAAGGCGGGCCGATCACTACTACCATAGCAGGAGTCAGCAAGCGGAAGGGCGGTTTAGAGCTGGCCCTGTGGGGCGGTTTTGAGGTGTTTAAGCCTGGGTTTACTTTTTGTCTGGCGGCAGGAAATCAGGTTATTTATAATGATCGTCCAAACGTGCCGGATTTTGTGGTAGATGGACACACAGTCCACATCACCCGCAATTTGTGTATTTGTGATAATACCTATACACTCGGCATCACGGACGAGTATGCAAAGATACTCGGGTATAAGATCATGGAGGTTACATAATGAACAACGCATTGTTTACAAGCAAAACGGGACTGTGGGAAACTCCACAAGAATTTTTCGACAAGCTAAACCGGGAGTTCGATTTCACATTAGACGCTTGTGCGACACCAGAGAATGCCAAGTGTATAAACTTTTATTCTCCAGAGCAAGACGGCCTAAGCATGCCGTGGAATGGGCGCGTTTGGTGCAATCCGCCGTATGGCAGACAGGTTGGCCAGTGGGTCAAAAAAGCGTATATGAGCGCACAGACCGGGGCTCTTGTGGTGATGCTGCTGCCCGCTAGAACCGACACCGCATGGTTCCACGATTATATTTACCGGAGAGCGGAGATCCGTTTTGTTAGAGGAAGACTAAAGTTTGGAGGAAGCAGAAACAGTGCTCCATTCCCTTCCATGGTATGTGTTTTTAGGGGGTAACAAGATGATTAAACTTTACACCGAAGATGGTTGGCCTAATTTCTCCGAGGATAACGGCATCTTGTCCACCGGAGCACCCATCATTTTTATATGGGGCGGACGTGGTACCGGCAAGACCTATGGAGCGCTAAAGCACGTCCACCAGACCGGGGAGGAATTTCTGTATTTGCGCCGTACACCGCAGCAGGCCGAACTTATATGCGCGTCGCCTAGCATGTGGCCATGGTCTCCGTTGAATGATGATATACAAACACATTATGCCCCGTTTAAAATACCTAAAATAGCGGGTCTCTATGAAGTGGGCAACGCAGGGGCCTACACTGATACAGGGTCTCCCATAAAACCGGCCCAAATGGCCGGAGTTGTGGGAAGTGTCGTCACATTGGCCAGGACCCGCGGTTTTTCAAGCCCCCATACCAATATAATTATTTTGGATGAATACCAGAAAGAAGAGTCAGACTACTATCGGCGAGGCGAGGGCGTGGGCCTTGCTAACATATATGAAACGGTAAACCGTAACCGCGAATTAAAGGGGCAAAAGCCCCTGACGCTGTTGTGTATGTCGAACGCTGTTGGCATGGCAAACCCCTATTATATGCAGTGGGAGATCACCGATACAGTAGAAAAGATGATCGGGAAGAAAGAGCGCGTGAAGCTGCTGGCCGATAAAGGCATTTTGCTGATTGATCTTGTGGACAGCCCTATTGCAAAAGAGAAAGCAAATACGGCCCTCTATAGGTCCATGACCGGCACAGATTTTTACAGATCAGCTATCGAGAATCAGTACAGCGCCGAAGAACAGAGTTTTGTTGTGTCCCGGCCCTTGCGTGAATACTACCCGCTTGTACAAATTGGCCGGTGCTGCATCTATGAGCACAAAAGTAAGCCGCTATATTATGTATGCCGCCACAGGTCTGGCGAGATGCCCACCTATGGCACTGGCGACTATGAGCGAAAACGTTTTAGGGCCGCGTATGGGTACATCTGGCCCGCGTACTTGCAGCGGCAACTTGAATTTGAGCGGTACTCGGATGAAATTTTCTTCCGTGAGTATTGCGGTACTTGACTTTTTTACACAGTTAATATATATTAAAGATAATCCTCGGTGCCCACAGGCAGCCCCCAGAAGGGGCGGGCAAGCGTCAGCCAGCGCAAGAACCGGGGATTTATCTGTATCTGTATCTGTATCTGTAAGGAGGTGCACAAAATGGATGCTAATACTGTGATTCAGACTATTTCTAACGTGGGTTTTCCGATCGCTGCTTTTCTGCTGATGTGGTATCAGTGTAATACTGTTGTGAAGGAAAATACTGCGGCTATTACCGAAATGCGGCTCGCTCTGGACGAGATCAAGAAGGAGAGCTGACTTATGGGTTGCTATATCATTTTCGCCCAGTCGATTACAAACGAGCGTGCGTTTCTGCTGGCTGATTTGTGCGCTCGTTTGAGTATCGGCTATTATAGCGACTGGGCCGACAATTCCCATACGCGGCAGTGTTGCGCAGTGGGACCCGTAACCAAAGGAGACAAAGACCAAGTTATTAAATGCTTGGCGCATGACACATACGTTGTAATGGAGGCGACTAAAGTTGAAAATCAGTGAAAAAACGGCCCTTGCGATGGCCGGATACACCAAAGCAGAAATCGAAGCTATGGAGAAGCCCGCGCCGCAGCCCGTGCCGCAGCCCGTGCCGCAGCCCGTGCCGCAGCCCGTGCCGCAGCCCGCACCGCAGCCCGTCCCGCA